CATCTGAAATTATATCCGCCGCCGTTAATTTTCTTGAAGCATCACTTAGCGTAGCACCATTTATTTTTATTCCACCAGTAAAATTTGGCAGGTTAAAAGTTGGCGAACTCGTTGTTGCTATATCTTGTATAGTATTAAGTTGATTACTTGTTAGTTTTAGATTAGTTGTATTGTAACTTAAACCAAGTGTTCTATTGGCAGTTAAATCACCACCACCTGTCAAGGGTGCTGATGTATTTAAGGTTCTATCGGCTCTTACAGAGTGATTTGATAGAGTTGCCGCACTATTTAGTGTTAATTGATTAAATGTAGGTGTATCAGTTGTCTTAATAGGTTGAATGGTATCAAGCTTATCTGAGGTTAATTTAAGATTATTAGTTATAAGCAGAGAGACAACACCGCCGCTCATCTGCAATGGTAAATTAAATAATGGTATTGTGCCATAATAACTACTGCCGCCAGAAACAGGACTACTTATAATACTTGTCCCCGCGCTTTCGGAAGGTCCAAAAACAAGTTGTCTGAAATCATAATCGTGACCTGTTATTTCAACAGCTTCAAGTGATATAGTTCTTGAAACAAGATCTATATCCAATTTTGTAAAGAATGTCGTAAGAGAGTTTATAGATAAATTATCAATCAACTCCCAATCAATTGTATTATCGTCAAGATTAAGTGTTAAATCAAAACTGCTGTGTCGTTTACCATAAAAATCCAAAATAGATAAAGCTATATTAGCCGCATATGTATCAAGTTCAGCCTGTGTGTTAACAGTAGGGTCGCCGACAATTATATCTTTTCTAATTGGATTTTTGGGTTTGATTTTACCAGTTAGAGCAAAACCAGTTTCCTGTTTTGTTATTTCTGCTACTCCCGTAAGAAATTTACCTGTTACTTCATCCTTAACCCAGCTAAGCGCATTAACAACAGCTCCATCAGTAAGCTTATCCCAAAAATATTTTTTCTCTGGTCCTGAAACGATATTAGTGCTGCCAATTGATCGAGTGGTACCGCCTGTATCAAGTGAACTCTTACTTTGGACAATAATATTCCCCGTCTTATCCGTAAAGACATAAACCTTCATTGAATCTGCAAGCATTTTAAGTACATCAAGCGGATCTTTCCCAAACGGTTTTTCATCTACCAACATGCCCGCATAACTCAATGCTATATTAAAAGTACTTATACCTCTGGATGTAACCGTAATATCAGACCAACTTGATTTAATAAAGACTTCTAAAAACTTTAGACCGTCAATACTTTGAGGAATACCAGATTGATAATTCAGAACATCTATTCCGTAAACTTCCTTTTCTAAATATTCACAATAACCGGAACTCATTTCGATTGTCAGTCCATCATGATATGCAGTTAAAGAAGGGACTATTTTAATTTTATTCCATTTTTGTCCATCGAGATTTGTTTCTATCCAGGATTCAGTTACTAAATAATAAGCAGAACTTGAATCAGCATTCATTGTGTGTGGATCTCTGATAAGTTCGCCTGGAAAGATGATTGGTGAATTAAATTCCAAAACGGTACCCCCTGAATCAAACGCCCTGATCCATATTTCAGAACATTCTTTCGGAACCGTTGCACCAATAGGAGTGAAAGCAAATCTTAAATAAACTGCTATTGGATACTGGGCTAAAACTCTTGCATTGAGAGTATTTTTAGTCCTTATAAGAGTATCCTGTAATATGTTTAACGCACTTAATTTATCAACGAGGCTAAAACTTATTACATTCTCATACTCATTCCATTCCAGAGTGCTGAAATCAGCTATACCTTCAAATAGTTGGACTAAAGTTTGATCTGATTTGGGTGCAGAAATCCTAAATAAATATCTTTGCTTTGATGTTAGATCAACAGAGAAAGCATTATAAACAGGATTACCTACTTGATACCAAAAAGAAACTTCAGCATCGTCAAAGACAATTACACCGGCTTCGCCTTCGTTTTCACTTTCAACTTTCTTTGATATGACCGGAGGCTCTATTAAGTAATCACTCCAATCCTGCCAGCTACCAGAAGGATAATCTTTAAATTCTATTTTAACCTGATAGACCATTTACTGCTTGAAAAATATTGATAAGTTACTCATATCTATTGCACTTAATTTAATATCGCCAAGTTCATCAATCGCAATTGGTTCATAAGCATCTATTTTTATCTCAACACTAAGCAAGCTTTCAATTTCATTATTAAATTTCTCAAATGCCTCTTTGTCATCAGGATCAATTTGGTGTTGCCCAGCTTTTTCTTTGCCATATTTCTTGATCAAATTATTTCGAGTAAGATCAAATTGATCAAGTTCGCTTTGGATTGCTTTAGAAAGCCGCCCAAGCCGATAAGCTGTTTTTACAGGTAATTCTTTGTTTAATAATTTCCTGAGACTATCAACGTTTTGTAAGATGTCTTTTAATGTTACAGTCATAAATATCCTCTATAATTTTGATTTATTGTTTAAATAATTTCCTTTCACAGTTATTTTTCTTGCTTCTCTATTATCAAGATAAGCTCTTGCAACTATACCTTGTTCAATTAATCTGTTTAGCTTATTAATGCTATCTTTAATACCGCTTAAATCATAATTAACTGTGCCATTACTTCCATATATCTGTGGTCTCAATTCTTGTTTAAAAACTTCTACAAACGTCTTTTCAGGAGCTATAATTTCATTATGATAACCTTCCACAAATCCACTTTCACCCTTTGGTAATCTTCCACCTAACGCATAACCTGGTATTTGTACTTTGCCTATTTGCTCAACTCTTTGCAACCCGGCTACTATGGCAGCAGCAGCTGCTGCAACAGCAAGAGCAGGTCCAACAATTGGTATTCCAACTAGAGCTTTATATGCTGCTTCAGCCGCAGTGTATGTGTCAATCAATGCCTGAGCTTTTGCAAAGGCCTGGTATGCTAATGTGTGTTGTGCAAACATACCACCAATTGCTCCCAACGTTTCTGCAACTTTTTCTTTTTCCTGGTCTAATAGGTTTAATTTATCAGCTGTTGTTAATTCAGCAATTTTTGATTCCTGTTCCTTATGCTCTTTAGTAATCCTATTTGTCTCTTCTGCATTTATTTCAACGAGTTTTAGATTTTTCTTCAGTCCTGTCTCGAGATTCTTAGGCTCGAAATTCTCAGGAATAGTTTCACTAAATTTCTTATTTAACTCTGCTTCAGCCTCTGTGCGTTGATTTACTAAATTTGTAACATCCTGACCAAATTTCCTATACAATTCGATCATTTGATTAAAATGCTGTATCTTTTGACTAAGTATGAGATAATCATTGTCCGTATGTATTTTAAGCATTGCTTCCTGATGCCGTTGTGCTTCGGCAAGTTCGATTTTATTCTTTTCAAATAATGCTTTTAATTCTTCTTCGGTAAGTTTTTTTGTGGTTGTCTTTTGATTATTTATTTCATTATAAATTTTTATTTTATCTTCTTCCAGCTTAAGCAGCTGTTTAGTTTGTTCTAATTGTTTAGTCAAATTCTTTGAGGTTTCAGTTTCATAATAGTTAACATATTCGTACCCTTCTTTGTCTTTAGTAACAACTTTTTCTTTAGCGTTTTGAATATCTACTTTAAGTTTTTCTAAATCAGCTTTCAATTTATCTCGCTGTTTTTCAGCATCACTAAGCATCCATTTTAATTCTTCTTTTTTAGCTTTCAAGGCATCATCTTTGATTGCATCAAGCATATTTTGATATGATTTATTTCCTTGTTCTGAGACTTGATTAAAATGCTCATAAGCCTTTGATAATTCATAAAGACCATAACCAAGAGCAATAATCAATGCGCCTATTCCTGTTTTAATAAGCGTAGCTTTTAACCCAGTTAATGCAACACCAAAAAATTCAATTGATTGTATTGCAGGGAGAATTCCGGTTACTCTCAAAGTAACAAAAGCAGTTGTAACTGAGGCAATTATACCAATTATCCCGCTCAATTCTGGCGATAGATTATTTATTTTTTCTGCAATATTTGCCAAAGCCCCTATCATTGGTGATAGGGCATTGCTTAATAATTGTCCAGCATTTTTTTTTAAATCTCCGATTGCATTATTCATTCTGGCAATCTGCCCGGATGCAGATTTCCCCATTGCTTCTGCCTGCCCGCCAATTCTTTCGTTTAACATTGCCATTATTTTATCAAGGTCGCCGCTTTTTATTATTGTCTCGTCAAGACCTTTTATATATCTGCCTATCGTTCCAACATTGCCATTAAATAAATCTGCCATCGCCCTGGCTGCTGTATTCAAATCCGTACCCATCACAGTTGCAAGGTTAGCAGCTTGCAATGTTGCTTGTTTTGTTTGTTCAATAGATAAGCCCATTGCAAGCAACTGAGCCATTACTGTTTCAGTAACTTCCTCACCATAGACGGTTGTTTTTTGTAATTGTGCGGCAAAATCTGTAAGTGATTTAGTATTCTCTTCGGTAAATTGTCCTGACTGTCTAAGTGCAGTATTAAGTTTTATAAGTGCATCTTCTTGTTCTTGATAAGCTGTAAGATGAGTTGCAAATGCCTGGCTTATTACATTATATGCCTCACTGAATCCCTGTATAATTTCTCTGGCATTATTAAAGCCTTGTGAAATTGCTGTAGTTAAGCCATTTACTTCCTGCTTCCCGTATTTGAAACTTTTATAAAGTTCTTTTATATTTTGGTCAGTTAAATTAATCGTAGCGTTGGCATCTTTGCCATCAATACTTATTACTAATTTTATTTGATTATCTGCCATATGAAAAGCATTTTATCCTGGTTAATTATTTTAATAGTGGTAATCTTTGCTGATTGGATCACTACAAAATTATTTTATAATAGAAAGAAGTAGTCAGTTATCTTTTAGCTTTTCCCACTCTGCTATTCTTATTTTCATCTCGTTAAGTTCTCTTACTTTTAACAAATAATACCAATCGTAACAATCTTCAACTGGTAAATCCTCTACCATTGCCTTTTTGCTTATATCTGATGATGTAAGCTTAAAAAGTATTGGGTCAATAGATACAATAGCCGGTTCAAAGTAATTAATCTTTAAGCCGGCTAATTTTTCAAGTCTGTTAGATGCGCTTATATATTCTTCATTTAATCTTTGGAAGTGCCGGCTGTATTTTTCATCAAACTTTTTTTTCGCGTAAAAAAATCATTGATTGCCCGGCTTACTTCCTCAAAATCTTCTTCATAAATTTCACCTTCAATCGGCTTATCGAGTATAATTGATAATAATCTCTCTATTCTGTTATCCGTTAGCAATAATATGATTGAATTATTATCTTCTAAGTTAAAACCACTTAGTATCTTTAATATTTCCCCCCAATCTTTCAGAGTATATTTATTTTTTAGCTGGTAGGTCTTTTGATTTATCGTATACATTTATTTCTCCCGAACTAACTATTTGATATGTTGTTAAATCTTTTATCTCATATTTCTTTGATTGCTCCGGCACTTCACACAATAGCTCATTGTCCTTTATTATCAATCCCCCTATCCGGCTTGATGTGTAAAATATCTGATTGCCTTCATCGTCATACGTCCTCAGAGCATATTTACCTTCTTTTAATTTGATTTTTAATTGCATTCCCGCCTCCTTACTAATAACCAAATTTTATTGTACCACCAGTTGTCCCTTTAGTATCAGCGGCATCACCACCGTTTGAAGTTCCGTATAGAAATGATACTGCATAAATCGGAACTCTTCCTTCTAACACTATCTTCAAAGTTCTCTCCTCATCGTTTATCATAAACTCATCCGACTGAGATAATACAAGACTATTGAAATCAAATTTATCGTAAGTAGTTGCTCCATTCTTTTCCTGAAATACAACACTATCAAGCAATCCTTTATTCAATCGAGTAACAAAGTCTGATATTGCCGCCTCTCGTCCTGTCATCTCAAGAGTTATCATTAAATTGTCAACAATAGACATATTATCAATGCTTTTCTTATTCTCAGTTTTTATGTTAAGACTTCTTACTGTGATTAAGGAAGTCGAACCTAAACTTGTTCCGGATGGCTTTTCAAATTTCTCAGGGTTAAATCCTCTGTATAATGTTAAATCAGTGCCATCGTCGGTTATGCCTGCAAACGTTACAGCAGACGCACTATCAGCACCATCAATAAATGTTTTTGCATCATCAAATGGGAATGCTCGTTCGAAGGTAATTTTACAACTTCTCCCGTCCTGATTGTAGGTCCATTCAAAATCAACTCCAAGCTCTTTACCGGCAATGAATTTAAATACATCTTTTGTTGACGCAGATTGATTTTGTGTAACCACCTGCACATCAACATTTCCATTAAGCCAGTCAATCAGTTTTTTGAAAGTAAAAACCGTTGGCTGCATTGATTCTCCTTCAAGCTTGAAGTTTAGATAATTGCGGAGTTTCCTTTTCCGGTAATCTTCCACTTGCTTAAAGTGGTTAATGGTTAATACAGCATCCTTGCGGATACCGAGCGCAATCGGATCAGCCGGTGTCGTTGCCAGAGTCCCTTTGTTGCACATTACTATTTGTTTCAGTCCTGCAGCTGCGTATGCCATTTTATTTTCTCCTTATTTTAAAATTTGGTTTGTCTTGGCCAAAGTCGAAACCATCGAATCTGAACCAGGCCGTGTTTTTATTATTTATATAATTGCCGGCAAGGTCTTTAACATTATCAACTTTTATCAGATAGTTCGTTTTATAATCAAGGAAAGACACGAATAAAATTACTATACTATCATTTACTGCTTCTACTTTGTCAATTAGTTTTACTTGCATAGTTTGATCATATAGCGTGTAGTTATCTTTGTTAAGTATTGTTTCCATCTGCATCCGCTCGCTGAATACTAACTGGATGAAATGCTGTTGCGCAGATGCCATGGTTGTTATTATTATCAGTAAAAATAACTTTATCATTTTTTCTTCCTGATAAAAAATCCAGCCGGTTTAGGTTCAATTCTATCCAAATCCACCCAATCTGTAACTACCATAGCGCTATATTTTAAATTAGCCGTATTGATCTGTACTAAACCGGCTTTGAGATATTGGGCATATTCCTTATCGGCAAATTGATATTCGCCAAACAATGTATCTCCAACCACAACATAATTGGTTAATGTTATCATTAAATCACTTACATCAGGATCGAGGTAATCCATATCCGGATGTAATCTCGAGGATAATGTGTCTGTTCTTATTTCCACGAACACCTTATATATTTTATCCGGCTGCGGGTTAACGATACCGAATTCTATTTTAGTCTTTGTATTTGGCTGCGCACATCCACCTGTATTCAATATAATGATAAAAGCCAGCACCAATAAGTATTTCATTCTATTTCTCCGATTTGTTAGCCTTGTGTCCGATTATTTTATTTAAAGGGTACATTAAACTATTATTTTTAATACCATCATTGATCCCAAATGCAGCCAAGAGCAACGGTATTCCCACCTGCAGCAAATAATCTGTTAACTGCCACAAAAAGCTGTCCTGAGATGTAAGGGCATTAACTCCTTTAACAACGAATAGTACTAATGCCCAAAATTCTTTTTTCTGCCAAAAATAAACCTTCATTTTTATCTCCTTATTTTAATGATTATGATCATAAACAAAATCACAAGCCCAAGAGCAAAATACCATACAAACCTATGGTTATCAGATTTCTCAGTGATAAACTGAGCAACTGTATCTAATCTGGTAATTGTAACTGTATCCGGCTTTGCTTTCACATAGAATTTTTTCTCAACCGGATAATATCTGACATCAATGATAGTATCTTTCTCAACTATCTTGTTTGTTATTACTACTGTATCTGTTACAGTTTTAGCATCCAATATTTCTTCAATTGTTGGGCTTGCCGTGCGTATTGTGTCCACTCTTATTGTTTCAATTATTCTCGTACCGCTGCATCCAACAATAAACAATAATATTGCTGCTATAAACAATATTGGTTTTAACCAATGAATTTTTTCAAACCAGCTTGTACTGTACTTGCTTGGCTTAAATAAATCTTTGCTGGAGTAGTAGTTAATAATAAGGTCATAAATGATCCAAAAGGAAATTGCTATAGCAAAGATTATCCTGGCTGCATCATAACTTACCCCCGAATAAGCCCCTACAGTAAATCCGAATAATACAGCAAAAATTCTTTCAAACAACTGTAGCCAGTGCCAGAGCCTGTTCAGTTTTTCCTGTTCGGTATATGTAACTGCAAGGTATCTTTCTTTCCATTCAATACCTTCAGCAAATGATGCAAATAAGATGAAGGCTAATGCTGTTAATGATATTAAAATTATTTCCATTCCTTACTCTTACTCTTAATCTTATTCTTACTCTTACTCTTTCCGAAGGAACAATGATTTCTCTTCCGCTCTTCTTTTAACTAATCCTGGCAATTCTTTAAATCCGCCTGGCTGTCTTGCTTTAGTCCACTTCATAAATTCTTCACCGGCTTCAAGAATCTTATTCTCGTTCAATCTTTTTAGTAATGTACTTCTTTCAAAATTTCTACGGCCAATGTTAAAGACAAAACTAACAAGTGCATCAAATTGATTCTGACTAAGTTCAATATCTACCAGGTCTCTTACAGCATTCTCAGCATCTATCACATCAATCTTTAATAAGAGTTCTGCCATCTCCTTATTGATGGTCATACCTGGCTTAACCGTTTTAGTATGTCCATAACCGATAGTTAAAATGCCAGCCGGGTCTTTATAAGCATTTAATCTTAAGCCCTCATACTTTTTAATCAGCTCTAATCCATTTTTACTTGTAATTTTTGTTGAGTTAGGTTTAATCATTAGACTACTCCCTGGGAAAATTCAACTGGCACTACAAATGTTGCTGCATAGCTCCAGATACCTGCTTCTTCTCCAAGCCACTCATCCTGGCTGCAATAGATCATTCTATCGGTTCTCTTTGCATCCATTTTATAGCCGCTTAGTTTATTAATCGCAAAATCCAAATACTCCTCCGGAGTATAGTCTGTCCTATATCTGGCGGTAACAACTACCATTATTTCAATATCTCTGTCCTGTGCAACAATATTTTTTACATCTTTTTGTCTGAATGTGCTGCCTTTATAAATAACCAAATAAGCTCCAATAGGATGACTCAATTTATACTGCTCAATTGATGTTGGGATTTCAACTGGTATTTTATTTTGTGGGTTCATCCCGGCATTTATTGCAGATTCCAATGTATTCTTGATTAGTTCTTTTACTTCTCGTATCATAATTTATCTAAGATGTCTTTATTAAATATCCGGTCATCTTCTGTCTTACTTATCTTAATAAATCCCGCTGTCGTCTTTTTGGGCAAATTAACCTGTAATTCTCCTTTAGCAATTTTGCTCAGTTGTGCTATTGCGTTATTATAAATATTAACAATTGATTCCGGCATCTCCAGACGATAACGCCTTTTGTATAAATTATAAATTGCTATATCACAAATTATCTGCGTTAATTGTTCTGGCAGCGGTGCAGGGAATAAACTAATATCATATACATCTCTCACATAATTTTGGAACTCATTACTGGCGATATTAATTGCTTCAAACATCCGCTCACTATTTACTCCACCGGCGTTCTCATCATCCGTTAATCTTATAAGTTCTTCCTTCGATATATATTTTTCAAGGATTTCCTGATCTACATATGCCATTGTTCACTTTTTCCCGATTTTTAAAATTCTTTCATAAATCGCTTATAAGCCACGATCTCGGCTTGACCCTTATCTAACCCCGTCCAAAAAAAGTTTTGAGTTTTTAAATGGGGTTTAAATGGTTTTTAAACGGTGTCCCGGGTCATAGTTGAGATCAAAATTGAGCCCTCCCGAAAAACGGGAGGGTTTTTAGCCAGATTTAAGCAAATCACAACAGCCAGATTATGGCAGTCTTATTCCTTCTAATCTTGCAACACTCAAATCATTAAACAGCACAAGATCAGCATCAAACTCAACGCTATGAGTATAATGTACTCCGACTAATCCAAGGTCTTTGACTTCAACACCGATGTTTGTTGCAACCGAAAGATCAGATGCTTCGCCGAATCTTACCGCATAGATTGATGTACAATCCGTGCTTGTTCCAACAGTTTCATTCTGCGGAATCACCAGGGCGCCTGTCTTATCGTAACCAGCATCTCTCAGAGGCACGCCATTGTAATAAGGTATCAGCATTCCGAATGAATTTATCTGCCACTGAATGAATTCTCGGGCAATGGTGGTTAATCTGCTAAGAGCATAGGCATTCATAAACAGCACCTGAGCACCGCCGTCAATTTTCTGAATCAATTGATTGAGCAGCTCAAGGAATTTCTGCTGTGCTGTTTTTGATGTTGTATCATTGCCAAGGGGAACGCTGTGTCCATTAGTAGCCGCTGTTATCTTTTGTCCGGCAGGTACAATTGCCTTAAGTCCGTTAAACTGTGTACTGGATTGCACGCCGTTAAAGAAATAATACTGGAACTGTTTGCCAAGATTTTTTGCAAAGCTCATCAGCTCTCTTGCTCTTACGCTTGCAACATCCAAACCTCTTCTTTCGTGTGCTCGGTCAACCTGCACTTTGTCACCAAGTATTTTCAGGGTAGGATTAGCGAACGCTTGTGAAATAACATTAGCAGGGTAATCGGCATCCAGTGCGCGGAACTGACCTCCGCTGGCAGTTGCCGCTTTGCGTGCATAATCTGCATTGCCTACAATCGGGTAAAATTCTGCAAACTCGAGTACAGTTGCTCGTGAGATCATCTGAGCAACTACTTGCTGGGTTAATGTGTCATTTGCGGATATTTGCTGCAGTTTCATTTAGTATCTCCTTTTGATTATTAATTTTTCATTTGTCTTCTGATTTCTTCTGCTACGATTTTACTTGCGGGCAAATCATTTTCTTTCCCCTCGGCTGGTTTGCCCGATTCTCCAAAGTCAATGATTTTGGGCATAGAGTTTATTAGGTCGGTAAGTAGGGATGATGGTTCTGATTTCACGCCTTCGCTAAATTCATATAGCGGAGTTAAGGATACCACCTCATACAATTTTGTAATTGTGTCTTTCATCTTAGGCAGCAACTTGCCTTCTGATATTGCTCTTTCAACAATCTCGGCAAAATCCTTAAGCTGTGTTTCTCTCTTCTGCTTTTGTATTTCTTTCTCCAATGTGGATTTTTCAACTAGCACCTGAGCATATTTTGTTTGCAGCTCTTCAAATTCTTTTTCCTTCTCTTCCATCTTTTTGAGTTGCAACTCATATTGTTTTACTTTTTCCTCTAGCCCTTGAAGATTTTTTTCTACCGATTTATCCTCAAAATCTGTGGCTACTTCTGTTTCAATTGTGCTGAGATTTTCATCTTCTTTAAATTCAGCATCCGGCAATCCTTTTACCGCCGGCGGCTGTGCACCAAGGAAACCAACATGTCGTAATGTTCCATCCGGATAAAGACTGATTGAACGCTTTTTGAAAAGCCCTTTATTAACCATTTCAACAAATTCCTGAGCAAGCTGGGAGGGAAGAGCGTAAAGTGTATCACCAACTCTCTTCAGTTTTTCAATCCAGCCAAATGCAGGTGCATTTGTTTTGGGATGTCCAATGACAATTGGAGCTTCGTGCTTTGTTTTGTCATAACTCTCAATGATTTTATCAAGATCATTCTCGGTCCATTCTCTTTCATTGCCGTTACTGTCCGTGTGTTTACCTGTTTTGAATATCGCAAACCATTTATTCATTGCTGCCTCTTGCTTGGTTAAGAAATATGATTTATTTTTGTGTCAAAATTATTCCTATCATATCCCCACCTAAATTGCACCGTTCAAAATAAATGCAGAGGCACGAATTATATTTTTGTATAAAACTTCGGAGATTTATTTATGGAATTGACCCCCGATCTGCTTAAGGTGCTCGCAAACGGCGGTATTGCAATTATAATTTTTGTTATTTGGTTTGTTACTTACAAGACTCAATCTAAAGACTATGCCGCACTTGTCGAAAGATTATTTAAACAAATAGAGCAGGACCTTAAGTACAAAGAACTTCTCATCGGAATACTTACCAGGCTCGAAACAAAAATGGATATACACGAGAGGAGAAACAGAAATGAGTAGCAATGAATTGCTTATAGCCAAAGGTCGCCTCGCAGAATTAAATGAGCGTTATAAAGAATTCGAGATGAAAGCTGAATCTCTGTTAATTCAACTTAGAGAGATTCTTAACCCGTTTTCAGAATTTCTTGATATTGATCTTGAGAAAGCTCTTTTATTAACAAAAGAATTCCGCTCTCTGCAACTCAATGCTCGGGAATGCTTGGCTCAGATTGATAGGATTAAAGAGACTTACAATTTATAGAGTAAGAGTAAGATTAAGAGTAAGAGGAAGAAATGAAAAATGCAGCGTTATATGAAGAAGCAAAACGGTTATATGTTATCGAAGGATTTTCAATTGATGCAATTGTTGAACTGCTGAAAGATAAGGTTAGCCGTAAAACTCTCTATAACTGGAAAACTGCCAATAACTGGGACGATCAGCGGAAGGCTTATCAAAAAGAAGATGAAGATTTGCAAAAAGAAATCCGTGAGATTGCACGGATTGCAATTAAAGAAGCCAAAGCTAATCCAACTCCGCACAATATTTATGCTGTTGTAAAAGCTTTAAGTGCCTTAAAACTTATGCAGGGCATTGAATTGGTTGAAGATGAAAAGGGTGAACAAATAACAGGAATTAAAAAAGAAACTATTGAACTGATTAAAAAAGAGATGCTCGGACTTGGTTAAAAAAAAATTAAATACTCAGCCAACTTCTGAAATCGATAATCAATCTTATTTTCTGCCTTATCAAATAGATTGGCTAAATGACACCGGTCAGATAAAGGTTTGGGAAAAATCCAGGCGAATCGGTGCAACTTATGTTCAGGCGTTTGAAGATGTCAACGATGTTGTGCTTGGCAATGTTCCTGCCGTATGGTTTTCTTCTGCAGATGAATCTGCGGCAAAAGGATATATCCTTTACTGTGCTCAATGGGCTAAACTGTTTGACAAAGGGGCAAGAGACTTAGGCGAACAAGTCCTTGAATCTGACAAATCAATAAAGACTTTTACAATTGAATTTACTAACGGCAGAAGAATTAACGCTCTTTCTTCTAATCCTAAAGCATTCCGTTCTAAAGGCGGTAAAGTAGTCCTCGATGAATTTGCATTTCACAATGATGCTGTTGCTTTATGGAAAGCAGCTAAACCCGTAATCACTTGGGGTTTTCCATTACGAATTTTATCGACCCACAAAGGCAAACAAAGTTTATTTTACAAGTTTGTTGAATCAATTAAATCCGGCAAACTCAACTGGTCTTTACATACAACTACAATCTTTGATGCAGTAGAACAAGGATTAGTTGATAAAATCTATAAACGCAAAACAACTAAAGAAGAAAGAGAAGCCTGGCTACAAGAGCAGGAAGAAAATTCATTTGACCGCACAACCTGGCTCGAAGAATATTGCTGCACACCAGTTGACGAAGCAACAGCATTCCTGTCTTACGAACAAATCTTTTCAATCGAACGTGATGGAATTTTACTTAGCGACTTTGCGTCTTTGCGTGAAACAAATCTTTTCGTCGGTGTTGACATCGGCAGAAAGAAAGACCTTACTGTTATCTGGATTGCCGAAGAAGTCGAAAAGTTTTTATTCACACGCAAAGTAATTGAACTCGAACGAACTCCATTTAAATCACAAAAAGAAATTTTATTTACTTACTTAAGTTTACCAGGTTTCCGCCGTGCCTGCATAGACGCAACCGGCTTAGGAATGCAATTAGCAGAAGAAGCACAAGACAGATTTGGCAGATATAGAGTTGAACCGATTACTTTCACAGGTAAAGTTAAAGAAGAACTTGCTTACAACTTATTGCGTATGGTAGAAGACCGACAAATTTTTATCCCGCCAGATAAAAATATTCGTGAAGACTTACACAGCGTTCGCAAAATTACAACTGCAAGCAATAACATAAGATTTGATGTGCAACAATCAGAAGTAAGTGGACACGCAGATAGATTTTGGGCTTTAGCTCTTTGCTGCTATGCGGCTAAAAATAATGCAGGGATAACATTTGCAAAATCGAAAATTAAAAGAGAAAGTTATAAACTAATAGAAAATTTCACTTAGCGTCTCTGCGTCTTTGCGTGAAATTTGTTTCTCGCAAAGTCGCTAAGTCGCAGAGGAGATAATATGGAAAAAAACTTAACAAAGGAAATTCCGTTACAATATTTGTTGCAATTGAGAAAAATTACTGTGGAAGCTGTTGCGGAAAGGGGAATTGATGTTCAACAATATAAGCAAGAAGTGGCTCCCCTAATTCAAAAGATGAAGAATTATCTAAAAAATTATCAGGAAAAGTTAATTCATCAAAATGCGTAAAAAACATTATGTATTGCATTAATAATTCATATAGCAATGTCTGTTCGTCAATATTAAATTTAGTGAGTATATCGTCACTATGCAGGTTTTTAATTGAACCTAATTTGCTGAATAAATTCTCAATCAAATTTGTCTTAACAACTTGGGGGAGGAATGATTTTGAAAAAGAATTTTGAACAAAGCTATAGATTATTTCGAGTACATTTTCTGACTTTACCATAGTTAAAATTAGGAAATTTTATGAATACAAAAAACTTAACACAGGAAATTGCAACCAGGCAAAACTTCGATAAGATTGTAACCTACTGGAATATGCTTCCAGACCCAGACCCAATCTTGCGTAAAATCGGGAAAGATATTACAACTTATCGTGAGCTGATGACAGATCCACATTTATTCTCAACAATTCAACAGCGTAAAGCAGGTGTTCTGTCACTAAACTGGGAACTTCAGCAGCAGGAATCGGCACAAAATGAATTTGACTTGATAAACAATATTCTTATAAACATAAATCTCGAAAATTTTATTGATCAAATACTCAACACTCCATTATTTGGTTTTACTGTATTCGAAATAATCTGGAAAAAAGAAGGCAATTATTTAATCCCGGATAGGATTGATGAAAAACCGCAGGAATGGTTCTTCTTTGACCAATATAATTATCTAAACCTCAAAAAGAATTTTAATCCCAATCTTGGGACTAACGAAGGAGAAATTATTAATCCTCTGAAATTCATCTTAGTTCAACACAAACCAACTTACCAGAATCCTTATGGTGAAAGAGCATTGAGCAGATGCTTCTGGCCTGTTACTTTTAAGCGTGGCGGATTAAAATTCTGGATTACTTTTACCGAAAAATATGGCAACCCATTTTTGGTTGGGAAGCTCCCTCGTGGCTCTGCTCAACAAGATATTGATAATCTTTTAACCTCGCTTGAAAATATGGTTCAGGATGCAGTTGCTGTTATTCCGGATGATAGTTCGATTGATTTAAAAGAAGCACAACGATCCAGTTCCGTTGAAGTTTTCAAAGAATTGATGAATTTCCAAAATTCTGAAATCAGCAAAGCAATTCTTACTCAAACACTTACAACAGAAGTTCAAGACACTGGCACTTATGCAGCTTCAAAAACAATGGGCGACATGCTCGCTAAAGTTCAACAAGCCGACCAACGACTTGTTGAAAGGGCAATAAATAAAATCATAGATTTAATTTACCAGGTTAATTTCAATTCAATTAATAAACCAAAATTTATTCTTTATGCAGATGAAGATGTTGATAAACTACTCGCAGAAAGAGATCAAATATTAGTCAATACAGGCATTAAATTCACCAAAGATTATTATATCAGAAATTATAATTTATTGCCTGAAGATTTTGATATTACAGAAAAACCTGTTAACCCCGAATTTGCAGAAAAGAACAATGTAGGCACAAAGATTGCTTTGCCCGATGAAAAAAAATTAACCGATGAAATTATCAATCAACTTCCGGACAAGCTTCTTCAACTACAAATCGAAAGCACCTTAAAGCCTGTTTTATCACTCATCGAAAATGGTGAAACTTACGAAACTATTATGGAACAGCTTGCCAAAACTTATCCGGCAATGAGTACGAATCAGCTCGAAGAATTACTTACAAAACTTTTATTCATCAGCGAAATAACCGGCAGAAACTCAGTGTCATCCTGAGCTTGTCGAAGGATGACGGAGGAAATATGCCAGAAAACATTGACATAAAGCTTTTAATAGGACTTAAGCCGGAACAGATTATCAACTATCTCAAACGCAAAGGATATAAAATATCCTGGAACTGGCAGGACACCTGGAAAGAAGCCCATACAAAAGCCTTCACCGTTGCCAAGGCGATGAGACTTGATATTCTAAGCGACATCAGAAACGAACTTCAGAAAGCGATTGACAATGGTTT